TCCTTACAAATCTCCAAAGTATCGGACATTACCTCCTGTTGATTGGATAAATCATCCTTAATTTGGTCCAATATAATTATAGAAAAGTTATATAATAATCTATTTTGTGCTAGTTGTACCTGACCAGGAACCACATACATTTTTGTATATACGGGTTCTTGTTTGGTCTCAATATCCATCGTGATTTGGGTTATATCCCCGTATCCAAAAGAATTGATTTGGTTGTGATAGTATGCAATACCGCTAAGGTCTTGAATAATCTGTTTGTAATTAACCATATATAATAAATATAAATTTAGATGGTTTTGGTTTGTTTATTTTGTAATTTCTTTTGTTCTCTATCATAATCCAATAAATAGGATAGTTGATTCAATATCTCAATTAACTTTTTTTGGTAGATAAGTTCGTGTTTTGCAATATCGTTTGCAGCAACTCTGTTGACGATAATGAACCAACCGTACGCCTTTTGAAAATTGCTGCGAATATCCATTTCCTCATCACCCACATTAGCTTTATCTTCATCCATATCGATAATGTCGGCATCGAAGACAGATGGGAATAATTTAAAAATCTGTTTGCGTAGTTGATAAAAAAAAACTGAGCACCTAATATATACTTCACATCTAACTTCTTTTTAAACAATTCAGACCTTTCTTTCATTGTATCAACATTATATTTCTCAATCTTATAATCGTGTTCTGACTTTTCTTCTGTGATTGGTCTATACATTACCGCTGCAAGTATGTGTAACATATTGAGTAACTCATCTGCTTTCTTTGTTGAAATGGTGTCCATATCCACAAACTCAGCAAAAGTTAAGTCCCTCCAATTTGGAAAGAACCCATAATGAACACCATCAATTTCAAATCTGTCAATAAACTTTGGTTTCTCTAATGGAATTTGTGACATTATATATGCCGCAAGATATTGTACCTCCTGATAATCTGCATCCAATAGTTCTTCTAATGGTGCATCAGAAATTATGTTTACAATCTTTGCCGCAAAGTAGTCATCAGAAAATAAGTCTTTAACCTTATATATCTTTGAATAACTTTCAATAGATATAAAATCTGGTATTACATATTCTTGTTCTTCTAATTTAAATTTTATCATATTCTTGCTATTAAGTATCTTCCTGTTGTTTTTAGGTTTTTTATTTCAGGTAACATTCTCATCATCAGTGCGTCAGATAAATCGGGTGACTTACCCAATACTCTTTTCATTTCATCCTTTGATTGAACAGCTACCTTATTATCTTTATCAATATCTTTTAATTTAACCGCTAATAGTTCCTGTGTCAAGTCCTCAATCATACTTGGTTCTAATATGTTAATACTAATCTTACCTTCCCTAAACATATCAGATAGTTTTACATAACATTGTGATTTAAGATTGGAAAAGTTCTGTCCGTGTAATGGTGATGAGTTGTTAACAAAGTTTGTTGCTCTTAAAATATCTGCTGTTCCTCCTCCAACGCCATCACTATCTACAATACAATTCTGTGGGTGTATCCCGTGTGAGCGCATTAGGTCTTGTATATTGGACGATAATTCTGTGGTTGATAGTTTCCTATACACGTGACATTCTACAAGAACCAGACCAACCCAAACCATTACTACGGACCTATCATCACCAAACCTCGCTACGTCAATTGTCATATATTTTTTATCCTGTGTATTTGGAACCATTCTAAATACTGAACCTGATATTTCATCAAACTTGAATAGACTATCTGACTCATCCAAATAATCCCAATCACCTTCTAACAATCTTCTTCTTTGTTGTGGAGGTAACTCCTTTAACATTTCAATATATGATGGTGGGAGGTATGGGTTGTCCAAAGGTAACGAGGGTATGAAAACTTTGTTTTCTTCTAATGTTCCTTGTGTATGTGGTAAATAAAAATCTTTTTTAATCCAATTGTTTGCAGGGTTACACGTCATTAATATTTTAGGTATAAGATTATATTCATTTAATTTATATCTTATACGTGACTTAACAATACTAAATGCTAGTGATGTTATTTGTGTAGCCTCATCAATGAAACAAGCGGATACCTCCAACGAACCTAAAGAATCATAGTTGGGGTCAGAGGGATTGTAAGCAAGGTCCTTGAATATAATTTCTGAACCGTTATAGAATGTAAGAACGTTTGACTGACCATTGTAATTGAAATGTTGACCACTCTTAAATCCCATTGTACTGAGTAAGTCAAAGAGAGTATTGAGTGTGGTTAGTTTTAATTGTGTCAATACTGCACGACCAATCAAACATCTAATACCTTGATGTTGTAGACATAAGGTGGTAATCCAAAGTGTCCCAACCCAACTCTTTCCTCCACCTGCTGACCCACCAAATAATACAACGTTAGTCTTGTTGTCCGTCAGGTATCTCCACGCTTCCGATTGTCTCTTGGTCGGTGATATTGTTATCTCCATTTGTTTGTAACTTACTATACCAGTCATTCAATTGTTTTGAATGTAGTTCATCTGGTGTCATTATTGGTTCGGGTGTTGGTTCATATATTACCCTCTTTGGTTTTCCACAATTACATCCCATATTATATTGTTCTTTGTTTATATGTTATACTTTTCTTATGTCCGTATATCACACCTTGGTAATCAATATCAAGATGTGGGAATTTATAATATTCTATTTCATATCCGTTTTCTTTGAACAAATGTTCACACGCAAGTAAAGCCGATAAGTTGTGGTACTCAATACCAATGTGTCTTACACTTTGTAAACTTTCAGGTTTTAATCCCATAAGGAATATCTCTGAACCTTCCACATCAATCTTTGCAACATCAGGTTTAACTGCATCAAAATAGAAACTAAACTTTTCTAATCGGTCCACATAATCACAGAATTGAACAAAGTTCTTTACGTTGAAGTTTTGTTTATACCAATTATAACTTTCTTGTGATGGGTCAACACCATAAACCATCTTGGCTTCTTTCTGAATCCAATACATTGGTGTTGGTGTGTGTTCTGAATTGATACCTGAACCAAGGTCCAATACGACCTGTGACTGCACTGGTAAAAACCTCCAATGGTCGGAGGGGTTTTCTGAATTAATTAATCCTGATATTTCTCTTGTCATATATATGTATGTATGGAAAAACGAAATTTTTGTCGCAATAAAAACAAAAAAATATTAATCCGTTAAGTTTATATTGATACTGATTGGTTCTCCGTTTGATGTAATATCAATCTTTCTTTGTTCCAATCCGTATAGTTTATTTATATCTGCTAATGTTTCCCGTTCCACCCTTTTATTGTTGTCAGCGCGGGCCCTACTAAGCAAATCAAAGTACCTTGATAACTGTTCTGCAATAATCTCTTCCGTCTTCTCTTCAAACCTTTCTTTAAGTCTAGCCTTACAGTCTGACCAAACATTCTCAGCCTGACGTTCTGTGACTCCGTATTTTTTTGAGTATTGTCTTCTAAATTCACCGTAATTAAGTTTTTGGTATAGTATCATCTCCATCGCATCAGGGATACGTTCTTCATATTCTGCTTCGGTTGTTTTTCTTCCAGCCATTATACATTCATTTTTAAATGGTATCTGATGTAATTTCTCAGTTTATGGTATTGGTTATTCTTGCAACTAATACAATTATCAAATCTAAACTCTTCATTGAATAGTTGTTGATAAACCCCATTAATAAATACTTTCGCTTCCTCTCTTATTCCATCTCTGTTTACCACCTCGTGATATGCTTTAACAATATCCTCATCATCAAATACGATTAATGGTTCAGGTGTTAAATCAATTGTTGGTAGTTCTGTTACCTCGTTGTTCTTCTTCTTACAGGATGTGCAACCTTTCTTCTTCTTTGGAGGGTTTTCTATTGCTTCCTGTTTTGCTTTGTTGAACTTTTCTAATATATCCTCAGTCATTTTCTTTAAGTTTTTGTATTACGTTTTTCTTAATTGTTTCTTTGCTCTCTTTGATATATTTGATAATGGATGATTTTGGTATTTCTGTGTGTTTTGCCACTTTATTTACACTACCTAAACATAAATAGAGTCCTAATAAATTTTTGTGAAACCACGTTAATTCTGAGTACTCTAGTTCTAATATACTAAATAATTGTTGTCTTTCAAAGGATTTTTGTTCATCTGATGCTTCAAATAAACTATTGGTATTAACGTTAGACATAAAGTCATCATACTTGAGAAACTCTCTTCTTATCTTATAGTAGAATGGACTGGTCTTACTTATCCAATTTATTCTGATGATTGAAACGATGTAGTATTTTATACTACTGTCATCATAGAATTTAAGTGTGATATGTTCTTTTTGATATAGTTGGATTATTACTTCGTGTAATAAGTCCTGAGTTAAATCGTGATTCTTGGTTATTTTCTTTGTAATCTTCAATAACTCGTAATAGTTCTTGGTAATGAACTGTTCAACTTCTTTATTCATTTAATAATTTTCTAATTTTATACATCACCTCACAAATCTCATATTGTTCATTTGATTCATTGACCATAATACTTGATTCCAACATCTTATCTAATATATCCATCCTGTTAATCTCTGCGTTGAGGGTTTTATCTAATATGGTTAACATTGAATCCATAATGGTTAAACATAGTTGTTCTTTATCTTCTTCTGTCATATCCCAATAGGATTCTGGTATTTCCAATTCTCCCACTTTAATGTGTTTTGAATGAGACATATCTATAAATTGTTGTATCACTTATTTTCATTTCAATTGCAATATCACCAACACTTTTTCCATTGTTATATAAATCAGCAATTTTTTGTTTATCCTGTTGAGTTAATCTTTTACCTCTTCTTCTTTTGGTTGTTATTTTTGGAAAATATGGTTGACCATCTCTTATTTCTTTCCAACCAGGTTTGGTCCAAATACCAGTCTCTTCATCATATAAATATCCCATAATCTTCATAAGGTTGAATGTACATTCTTTTTGAAATTCATCTGGATACCTATTGGGTTCAGCAAATACAAACTCGGAACCACCATTTTCTTGGCGTTGTTGTAACCTTTCCTCTCTTTCTTTTTCTACTATACAAGATTTACAACTGTGCGAATTAACTTTTCCATCTGGTTTAACATAAAATGATGTGGCTATCGGTAAATATTTCTCACATTGTTTACATAAATGATAATCAGGATTGGTTGAATAATCAATGATGTGGTCTGGTTGCAATTCTGGTACGTATGGTTGAGTGATAATTGGTTCATTGACCATTCTTCTCTTCTTTTCGTTTTTTCTGTTATAATAACATTCTGTACATTGCTTCCTAATCCTCCATTTATTTTGTGTTGAGTGAAAATATTTTAGGAATTTATCTTCTGGCTTATCAATTAAACAAATGTTACATAACATATAAATAGTCTGGTTTAAACAAAAAGAAAATCCCGCTGGCTAAAATGGGAAAGACCAACGGGATATAGACGAATCAAAAATCTATTATAAATATAACCAAGAAGATTGTTGAAGTAAAGAGAAATTATTCCTCTAGCACCAGTACTTCTAGTTGATTAACACCAACTGAATTAAATTTGAGGATATGTTTATCAATACTAGTTCTATTTTGTTCTGGTATTGAAAGCAACCAAATGATATAAGTATTTTTATCTGACTGGTGCAAGCTATCAAATTCTACTATTGATAATTTTTCTAGTTCTATATTCATACTAGTACATTTTATATATATAAATATATTCAAAATTAATTAATTTAACAAATCTTTGCTATGGATGCTGGATGTTTTATTTTATATTTGTTAATAC